AACCCGTAAAACAGGGTACCGGACTCTACGATGTGGCGGACGATATAATCGGCTACTGCGGAGCCTATGCGGATGCCATCCGCGGAAAGGTCAATGTTGCGCCTTCGAGCGGCGGATATGGGCATGATCAAGCAACGTTGCAGGACGTGCGCTTCCTTCCCGGCATCTGGCCCTGGCCGATGGATGCGCCGGAAGACGCGGTCGTCGAATACTACGGCGTTGCGGTTGTGTTGTCGGTACGTGAGCATATAAGCTAATAAGGAGGATACACGTCACCGTATGGCTGAGTATCCATTAGCGCGCTACATTGGGCGCTACGGCGCGTATCTTGAAGGTGTTCCGGCAAGGGATCTGACCGCCGACGAATGGGACGCGGTCCCCGAAGCCCTGCGGGAACGAGCGTTGGAGCTTAAACTCTATGCGCTCATGATAGATGAAGAGGATTCTGAAGAAGAAGCAGAAGAAGTAGAGGATATTGAATAATGCCAGCTCCAAGTATCGATCTATTTGCACTCCAGATCGGGAAGCAGACACGGTTCGACACGGGTGTTGTTCCGACGAAGCTTCTACAGGGCGTGCGGGACTTCACCGCCACCCCGATCCGTAACAGCGAAGTTTACCGCTACGTAGATGGGACGCTCCAACCTTCGGCAGATGGTGAGCTTACTCTGCTTGGTGGCGAAGCTTCGCTTCAGATGGCCGGGAGCTTCCAGATGCTCCCCTACCTGTTGAACGCACTCTTCAGCGCGGCCGAACCGACCGGAGAGGACCCGTATACCTATACCTACAATCCGCCAATCGATGAGGCCCCAACACCGGATCCACTCTCCATCGTCTATGCGGACGCAAATAATCAGTACCGCTTCATCGGGGCGCTGGTCAATTCTATTACCTTCTCTGTTGGTGGGCCGGGAGAGCCGCTAGAAGTAAGCGCGGATATGATCGGCTACGGGTACGACAGTCAGTCGAAGGTTGCGCTTACAGCGATCGATATTGACCTGATCATGGGGCACATGTTCGATCTCTATATCGATCCTTTGGGGACTTACGGTGCGACACGAATCCAGACGGATCATCTCGGCTTTGAGCTGGAGCTGACGGCGAACCGTGCCGCTTGGTACAGTCTGAAGGGACTCGATCCGGCCGATTGGCGCGATACCAAGTGGGAAGCGTCGCTGACTCTGACGCTGGCACTTGGTTCTGAGGGCCGCGTCTATATGGATGCCGTGCGGGATTTGACATCAAGCTCCGACCCGATCCAGAAAAGCATCCGACTGGTGGCGGCCCCAAGCGCAAACCGGGAGTTCCGGATCGACTTCGCCGGACAGGTGGAATCGGCCCCGGAGCCCGTGCAGGATGCAGACGGCGTGGCGTCCTATGAGCTGACCTTCATTCCTGTAAAGGATACGGTCGGATTGGCGAATTGGGCACAGCTTACCGTCACTAATCAGGTGTCCGACATCTGGGCGTAGGCCGAATAGAGAGAGGAGTACGACCTTATGGCGATCAACACGATCCGCTTCGAGCCGCCTACGGCCGATACCCCCGGCTACCTACAGCGGCAGATCGAAGTGATGGAGCTTCAGGCGCGGATGCAAGAAGCAGAAAAGGCAAACGATCCGCGCGAAATGGTGGCCGCGATGGAGAAGATGGCGAAGTTCCTGTCGCAGTTCATTGTCGAGCCACAAGACAAGGCGCAAAAGGTGCAGGCCATTTTAAGCCTGTCTCAGAATCAGTTTGAGGCGCTGATTACTGCCATCGCGGGCGAAGGAAACAACGAAGCTCCAGAAACACAGACTGGGGAGAGGAGCGATAACATCGTCCCTTTTCAGAACGACGAATAGTCCGACGTTGGCTGATGAATAAGCAGAAGTCCGTGCCGCAATGGGCGCTTCATTTAGAGATTTGCCGGTTCTTTGGTTGGACACTCTCCGACCTAAAGCAACTCTCTAGACGCGAATATGATCAGGTGCTCGTCTTCTATGACGCGGCGGCGCGGGCTTCTCAATCCGACATGTAGAAGCATATGCCGACTTCCACCACAGTAAAACTCATCATCGAGGGTTCGGATCGAGCTTCTCGTCCGCTTCACATTGTAACGCAGGCTACGGCCACCCTCGGCCATTCTGTCTCCGCGCTGACGGTAGCGATGGGCAACCTTATGGCGCAGGGCGTGACGGCACTAACGAGGGCACTTGGCAACCTTGCTGGGGCGGGCGCTCAAGCCGTCGAACAGTTCCAGAGCATCGAAGCGTCGATGCGTACCCTGATTGCGCGGGAGCTCGTGCAAAAGGGTATGGTCGACGATATGGCCAAAGGGCTTGACGCAGCTTCGGCACAGGTACAAGAGTACATAAAATGGGTAGAGAGGTTGTCGCTGGAGAGTCCCTTCTCTGCCGGGGCCGTGGCCGACATCTTCCGGGGCGCGATGGCTTTTGGCTTCACTGCGAAGCAAGCACAGTCGCTCACTGAAACCGTGCTGAATACGACGGCGGCGCTTGGCCTTCAGGAAGCGGAGCTTGACGGCATCATGCGGGCGATTGGCCAGATCTACACGCGCGGGACTCTCCAGATGGAAGAGGTCAATCAGCTAACGGAACGCGCCGTCCCCGTCCTTCAGATCCTACAACAGGAGTACGGAAAGACGGGTGCAGAGATCATATCAATGATCTCCAAAGGTCAAATCGCGGCCGACGAAGCGATTTCCGCGATCCAGCGGGCGCTTGACAGGGATTTTGGCGGCGCGGCGCAACGAATGAGCGGAACGCTGGCGGGGCTGAAGAATTCCCTGAGCGACATATGGAGCTTGGGGGCGATGAAATTTCTGCGTCCTGCGCTTGAAGAGGCTATGCCCTCCCTGAACGACTTCATCGATACGCTATCCGGGCCGGGACTTTCTACACTGGAGCGTTGGGGACAGCGCTTCGGAGAAGTCTTCGCAGCGGGTATCGAGACCTTCGAGCTCCTCCAGAAGGACGTCGACGAAATCCGGCAAATGGACATCATCAGCATCTTGCATAAGCTGATGCCGGACGCCGATTACGAAACACTGAAGGAGCGCTCCAGCTCCATTCTGAACACGTTTCGAGACATTAGCGGCGTGCTGTCCGGGGAGATAAGTCCCGTCGAGCTACTGCCGAAGGAATGGCAGACGACGGCAGAGCACATCCGGGATCGACTCTTCGAAGTCCGGGATGTAATACGGGAGGTCATCTCTACCGTCCAGTCGGGCGGTTCGTTGCCGGACATCTTCCGCGCGCTTGGACTGAGTCCACAGGCCATCGCCGATATTATGAAGGCCGTGTGGACCCTAAGGTTCACTTTCACGGGCTTTGTCCAGACGCTTGAAGAAACACTGCAACCGGCGCTTACAGACCTGAAGGCCGCGTGGCAGGAATTCGCCAACGTCACCGGACTGGAGAGTCTGAAGGCTTCAGATGTGCTGAAGGTCGCCGTCGGAATCATCCTCGGACTGCTACAGGGGCTTCTCACTCTTGTAGCAGGCGTTGTAACAGGCGTCACGCGCATGTTTACGTCGCTCATTCAGGGCGCAACGTCGATCGCACAGGGCTGGAAGAATGTCTTCGACGGCATACGTAACTACTTCAGCGGCCTATGGACCGTTATTTCCGGTATCTTCACCGGGAATATGGAGAAGATCCGGGCTGGGGCACAGCAGTTAGCAACAGGCTTCACTCAGATCTGGACGGGCCTGTGGAACGTCGCGAAGGGTATCTTCCAGCAGTCCATCGGCGCGATTATCGGCTTCTTCGAGGGCTTCTGGCAGAGCATCGTCAAGATGGCGGAGAAGCTGAAGTACGTGCTAGTAGGCGGATCAATCATCCCGGATATGATGGACGCTATCAAGCAGACGATCCAGCGCGGACTCGATGCCGTACTTCGCTTCTTCGGTGACATCTTCGACCGTGTGATCGGCAAGGCGCGGGACTTCGCGGCGAAGCTGAAGTCGCGGATCTCCAGCGCAATCAGTGACGCTAAATCGGCGGTTCTCTCGAAGATCGGAGAATTTGTCTCAGCGGGAGAAAGTCTGATAGACGGCCTGCGGCAGGGCTTCTCAAATATGGCGGGGCGGCTTGTCGAAAAAGCGAAGAGCATCGCTAAC